ACTCGGTAACGGCAGCTTATAACGGCTCAAGCGTCGGCCCTGTCACGATCAATACAGGTGTTGCGGTGACTGTTGGCACAGATCAGCGTTGGTTAATTTTTGGTTAAGGATTTGACATGAGCAATCTTAAAGTTCAGGGTAATGCTTCTGGCGCTGGTACAACCACGCTACAAAGCCCCAACACTTCTAACTCAGCCACCATCACGCTGCCTGATCCAACATCTACGGATACGCTTGCTGCGCTTGGTGTTGCCCAGACTTTTACAGGCACCCAAACCTTCGCTGGTACAAGCAGTGCGATTGCGATGGTCTTAAACGACATTGCTGAGACTGCGACCATATCGGCAACGGCTGCGACAGGAACGATTAACTATGACATCACCACGCAGTCAGTGCTGTACTACACAAGCAATGCGTCAGCTAACTGGACGATTAACTTTAGAGCAAGTTCTGGCACGAGTCTGAACACGGCTTTGGCGACTGGTCAGGCCATTACGGTTGCTCATTTGGTCACGCAAGGATCAACAGCTTATTACAATAGTGCTGTAACCGTGGACGGTTCATCTGTAACTCCTAAATGGCAAAACGGTACCGCCCCCACATCAGGTAACGCTTCCGGCGTGGACGTTTATGTGTATAGCATTGTAAAAACAGGCAGCGCAGCATTTACTATTTTTGCAAGCCAAACAAAATTTGCATAAGGCGGGATCATGCCAATCTTCACCACGTTAGGGGCTGCGTGTGCAAAGGCTTGGGGGTTCACTTCAGGTTTAATCACTGACCAATACTTCAACCTTGTCTCCCTGCTTCTCCCCGGCAACGGAACCAACGGCGCACAGAACAACACGTTCTTAGATAGCTCTACCAATAACTTCACCATCACCCGCAACGGCAACACCACACAAGGTACGTTCTCACCGTTCTCACAGACGGGGTGGGGGAATTATTTTACAGGTAGCGGGCAGCGTTTGAACATAGCTAATAACACCGCATTTGACTTTGCCGCCGGTAATTTCACTATAGAGTTTTGGTGGTATCCAACAACTGTATCATCTAGTCAAAACATAATTGCAAAATGGTGGACTGGCGGCAATCAGTGGGTTTTGCAATGGCGATCTGCTGGCTATTTTAGATTTGCATATAATTCAAGCAATACAATTGATTTTACTGGCGCTCCATCAACACCAACAGTAAATACGTGGAATCACATAGCCTTAGTTAGAAACGGAAACTCATTATATTTGTATTTAAATGGAACAAGAAATGCAACTGTTGGTTCTATATCAGCAACATTAACAGCAACGACCGATCCGTTAACAATAGGTGAGTTTAATAATTCAGGCGTTGAATATATAATAGGTTATTTATCTAATGTCCGTATAACCAAAGGTAGAGCTGTATACACATCTTCTTCTATTACAGTACCAACTACACCACTGACTAGAACCACTGGCGGTGAAAATCCACCGCAAGGTACAGAATGCTCACTGCTTACTTGCCAAAGCAATAGTTTTTTAGACAGCAACGGTGTCAATATACCGGCATCAAGCCCGCTAACAATCACAGTCACAGGCTCTCCCTCCGTACAAGCCTTCTCCCCATTCAACCCCACAGCACAATACATACCATCTATAAACGGTGGGTCAGGGTATTTTGATGGGAGTGGGGATTATTTGACTACGCCTAGTAATTCTGCATTTGCGTTTGGAACTGGAAATTTTACAGTTGAGGCATGGATTTACATCGTACAAACAAACTCAGCAAACACTTTTCTTTTAACAACAGCAGGGGTAAGTTCAGATTTTAGTTTTTATTTATCGTCTAGTAGACAATTAACTGTGTGGAACGGGTCTGCAAACACAACTTTAGGAGGAAGTGTTCCATTAAATTCATGGAACCATATAGCTTTTGTAAGAAATGGTACAACTATTACTGGATATTTAAATGGAACCTCTGTTGGATCAACAACAGACGGAACAAATTTGATAAATAGCCAAACAGTGAGTATTGGAGCTAGTTCAACCTATCCAAATTCTCAAACTGTATACTATTCTGGTTTGCGGGTTGTCAAAGGCACTGCTGTCTACACCGCAGCCTTCACACCACCCACAGCACCTCTCACTGCCATCACCAACACCTCCCTCCTCCTCAACTACACCAACGCTGGTATCTACGATGCCACAAGCAAGAATGATCTGGAGACGGTGGGCAATGCTCAGATAAGTACGACACAGAGCAAGTGGGGTGGTAGCTCTATGGCGTTTGATGGGACTGGGGATTATCTTAATGCCGCAAGCAGTGCAGCCTTCACGTTTGGCACTGGGTCGTTCACCATTGAGGGATGGCATTACTTAACCGCATCAGCTACATCAACAAAATATCTTTTTGACCAGCGTGTTTCAGGACAAGGTTTTTTTCCTGCTTTGTATATCTCAAGCGGCTCTTACAATGTTTACATCAATTCTACAATACCGATCAACGCCGGAACTGTCGTCGCTAACACTTGGGTTCACTGGGCGCTTGTCAAAAATAGTGGAACATCGACAACAACGCTGTATATCAACGGCACTTCTGTTGGATCGTTTTCTGATTCCAATAACTATTCCTCAACCGCGCAGTTCAGAATTGGTTCTGAATTTACAACGGCGGCCCTCTATGATTGGCAGGGCTACATGCAAGACGTCCGCATCACCAAAGGCTACGCTCGGTACACATCCAACTTCACGCCACCAACAGCAGCGTTTCCAACCTTATGAGCCTAACTATGTACTGGACTAAAAACGGGTCTATCCCATCACAAGAGACAGACGGCACAGAGGGCTGGCAACAGGCTCCATCACCACCGACAGAGATTCCTGAAGGCAAGGAACTTGTATGGCTAAACTGGGAATGGATCATCCGTGATCCAAAGCCAGCAGACAGAGCCGGTTACCAATGGAACTGGAACCACTCTGACAAGACATGGGTGGAAGGTGCTTATCCGACAACGAGCATTGAAAGCATTACGATTGAATATGCAGACTCAATTACCGCTGATTCTGTAGGAGCTGATTCGGTATGACCACCAAGATCACATCCGCAAACATCACGCAGTCAGGCACATCTGGTATATCCAGTGTGGCGTGGCAGGCCGTGCAGACCACGGGGTTTACGGCTGTGGCTGGTATGGCTTATCCGTGTAATACGACTTCCGCAGCATTTACGGTCACGCTACCTGCTAGTCCAGCGGCAGGGAATGTCATCACGCTGACAGATTATGCGGGGACGTGGGGTACTAACAACCTGACGGTTAACCCTAACAGCAATAAATTAAACGGATCAACAGCGAACGGAATAATTAATACAAGTCGCGGCTCTGTGAACTTAGTTTATGTTGACGCAACGCAAGGTTGGATTTCGTATAGCAATACCTCTTCTAGCATTATTAACCAGACAATTTCAATTGAATATCTTCTTGTTGCGGGGGGCGGTGGAGGTGGCGTTAATTCTGGTGGTGGCGGCGGTGCCGGTGGTTTTAGAAAATCATCAACAAATCTAACGCTGACGTTTGGAACAACTTATACGATTACCGTTGGAAACTCTGGGGCAGGGGCAACATCAGTATCAGCGCGTGGATCATCCGGCGGGGATTCATCAATTGCGGGAACAGGTATTACAGAAAGCCCATCAGGAGCAGGTACAAATACCATTAAGGCGTATGGTGGTGGTGGTGGCGGCTCAAATTCAACAGGGGCGCGTACTGGTGGTGATGGCGGGTCCGGCGGGGGCGGCGGCGGGAATGATGGCGCTGGTGCCGCAGGTAATGGAAATACACCTTCTACATCTCCATCACAAGGAAATAGCGGAGGAACAGGTAGTAATGCGGCAGGGAATTTTGGTGGTGCTGGCGGCGGCGGATCTGGAAGCGCTGGTTCAAGCGGTTCTGGATCGGTAAGCGGTGCCGGCGGTACTGGCAGTGAATGGCCTACTAGCTCAGGTGTTTTTTATGCAGCAGGCGGTGGCGGAGGTGGTTATACATCTTCTGGGTCTGGTGGAAGTAGTATAGGCGGAAATGGAGCCAGTGGTGTTGGTTCACCCACTGCTGGAGCGATCAATACTGGTAGCGGCGGCGGTGGCTCTGCTGGTGGTTCTTCTGTTGCTGGAGGGGCTGGCGGATCAGGTGTTGTGATAATCCGTTATGTAGACACATATCCAGCAGCATCGGCAACCACGGGGTCGCCAACCGTGACAGTTAGCGGCGGTTATCGCACCTACAAATTCACCGGCAACGGCTCCATCACATTCTGAGGTAACACATGGCTCATTTTGCAAAGCTAGATCAGAACAACGTGGTGCTTGAAGTCCATGTCGTTCACAACAACGAACTGCTTGACCAGAACGGTGTTGAGCAGGAATGGAAAGGCGTTTGGTTTCTCCAGAACTGGTCAGGCGGTTATCCGCATTGGAAGCAGACCAGCTACAACGGTACGTTCAGGAAAAACTACGCAGGCATTGGCTACACCTACGATCCCGTTCGTGACGCCTTTATCCCGCCACAACCAACACCAGACGCTGTACTTGATGAAGCAACTTGTCAGTGGATAGTGCCAGTGATTAATGCCGATTCCATCGGTGCCGATTCTGTATAAAATGACCTAATATGTTTGGCTCAACGGCATTTTCTGAAGTACCGTTCTCAGGACTTGTCGTCGCTGGTGGTGGCGTTACAGTTGCGCTTACTGGCGTTTCAGCTACAGGTGCAGTAGGTACAGTATCTGCTGCTTCATCTTCTACGGTGGCACTTACGGGTGTCGCAGCGTCGGGTGAGGTTGGTACAGCAACGCCCTCAATAAGTACCGCAATCACGGGTGTTCAAGCTTCTGGTAATACAGGCACCGTAGCACCTTCAACATCAATTGCGCTTACGGGTGTTTTAGCTTCTGGTAATGTCGGTACCGTCTCTCCATCTTCTTCGGCAACAGTTGCGCTCACTGGAGTATTTGCTTCTGGATCAGTAGGTGCTGTTACACCGTCTACGGCTGTTAATCTCACTGGCGTAGAAGCTTCTGGTCAAGTTGGCTCTGTATCCACACCGTCCGGTACAACGCTGACAGATGTCTCAGCTATAGGATCAGTAGGTACAGTTACACCGTCATCTTCTTCCACAGTTGCATTGACAGGGGTTTCAGCTACTGGATCGGTAGGAACTGTCACACCGCCGACACTTCAAGCTATTACAGGTGTTTCAGCCACTGGCTCAGTAGGTAGCGTAACCGGTTCAGTATCAGTTGAACTCACTGGAGTTTCAGCTTCGGGCAGTGTTGGTACGCTGACGGTAACAAGCTCAATCGGTTTAACTGGTGATGCTGCAAGCGGTGCGGTAGGTACACTTAGCCCATACCCCAAGCTGGATGGTGTTGAAGCTGCCGGTTCTGCGGGTAATGTCAGCGCTTCGGTAACTGTCTCTATATCAGGTGTTAGCTCAAGTGGTGCGGTAGGAACCTCAGAAGGCGGTCAGTTACTTGCCGGTGTACAAGCACTTGGCGCGGTGGGTTCGGTGACTGGAGTGACGTATACCGTTGCGCTGACTGGGGTGTCTGCGTCTGGTCAAGTAGGTAGTTTTGGTGTAACTTACTGGAGCTTAATTGATGACAGCCAAGACGCTAATTGGACTCTGATTGACGACGCTCAGACTCCGGGCTGGGTATTAATTAACACAGGATAACACGATGAGTACGTACTCAACCAATCTAAAAGTTCAACTGATCGGCACCGGTGAAGAAAACGGTACGTGGGGTGACGTTACAAACAACGCGTTCAATAACGTCTTTGAGCAGGCTATCGTTGGCTATGGCACGGTTAACTTCTCCTCAGATGCCAATACCACACTGACGCTTGCTAACGGCAACACAAGTCAGACGGCAAGAAATCTATACCTGAACGTCACTTCCTCTGTGTCGCTCTCTACCACCCGCGACGTTATTATCCCCAGTATCACAGCAGGTTCCACCCCGATTCAGAAGCTTTACATCGTCAAGAACGCTACGACAGGATCTCAATCCATCCGCATCATCGGAGCAACCGGGACAGGTTTTACGATCCCCAATGGTTCTACGGCTATGGTGTATAGCAACGGCACCAATGTCGTTGATGTGATAACTTACTTCACATCGTTAACATTAAGCTCATTAACCTTAAGTACCCCTCTAGCTACATCATCGGGCGGCACAGGATCTTCTTCTACAACGTATTGCAACTTAGCATCCAACGTAACAGGGACACTTCCAGTAGCTAACGGTGGCACAGGTGTAACAACTTCAACAGGTTCTGGCTCAGTAGTTTTAAGTACTTCCGGTACGCTAACCACCCCCCGACTAGCCGGATCAAGTACAGGTTACAGCACCTTTGCGAGTTCCAACGCTAGTGCAACTAACTACACAATAACTTTCCCTGCCGAAAATATGACGACAGGGTTTAGGAATATTCCCAACACAGGAACTAAAACAAGCAGCTACACACTTGCTGTTGGGGATGTTGGTAAATATGTGCAGGTTGGGGCTAGCGGGTCTATCGTTGTACCTAACAGCACGTTTGCAGATGGTGATGTTGTATCTATTATTAATACAAATTTAACTAGTATTACGATGACATTTAACATCACAACAGCCAATATATCTGGAGGGACTGTTAATAGGGGTAGTGGGGGTACGGTAACTTTAGCGTCAAGAGGCCTTGCGTCTATTGTGTTTTATTCTTCTACGGACTGCGTCATTACCGGAGCAGTTGCATGACTGGCGCTGTTCAAGTTGTAGCAGGCTCTTCAGTTAGTGCCATACCGACCGAAGAAATTGTCTATACGTCTGCTGGCACTTACACATTTGTTCCAGAGTCCGGAGTTACATCTGTTTGTGTCGTATGTGTAGGTGGTGGGGGCGGTGTTGGTGGAGGAGGCGGAGGATTAGGCTGGAAAAATAACATAACTGTTATTCCCGGTAACTCGTACACTGTTGTTGTTGGGGCTGGAGGGTCAAGCACTATTCCCGGAACTGGTGGTAATAGTTATTTTATAAATACAAGTACGTGTGCCGGATATGGGGGTAGTGGCAGTGGCGGCGGTAGTGGTGGTGGTTATGTAGGAGATGGTGGTGGTAATGGCGGTAATGCGAGTTACGCTGGTGGTGGCGCTGGTGGCTACTCTGGAAACGGTGGCGATGGTGGTGGTTATCAATTAGCTGGCGGTAATGGTAGCGGCGGTGGTGGCGGCGGTGGTGGTGGTGGGTCTGGTGGGAGCCAAAACGCTGGCGGTGGTGGTGGAGTAGGTTTGTACGGTCAAGGTGCTAATGGTGCTGGTGGTTATTATTTCCCATCTGGAAATAATGGGGGTGGCGGAGGTAGCGGTGGTGGTGATGGTGTTAGGGGCGCAGGTCTTACGGCTGGAGCTGGTGGCAGCTATGGCGGTGGAGGAGCGCTTGAACAAAGTGGACCGTTTGGCGCAGCTGGTGGGGGTGGTGCAGTAAGAATTATTTGGCGCGTAGGTAAATCATTCCCTAATAACGCTTCTTGGTAAATATTATGGACGATAAAACCCACGAGTTAGCAGTCCTTAAAGCGCAAGCCAAGATCAAGCTTGAGGAGCTTAAAGCACAAGACTCGGCCAAAGAAGTAGCAGGCAAAGCCATTGGTGAAGACGGTTTACTGTATATCTTCCTGATCGTACTTGTGGGTGTCGGTGCATCGTTGTTCCTCGAAGGTGAAAAGATTGCTGCCGTGATGGGCTTGCTTGGCGCTTCACTTACTGCACTTATTCAAATGCTTAACGGTATTGCTGGGACTGCGCCTAAGCAAGAGAAGCCTGAGTTTGAAGTGATTAAAGACCTTATCCACCGTCTTGACAAACTAGACCGTGCCGAACAACCCATGCAGGTTGACGTTGAAGGCAGCAAGGTAACGGTCAAAAAGGGTCAAGACATCGTAACGGCTAAGGGGTAATTATGCTTTCACTCCTCTCAACACTTGGTGGGCTGCTTATATCAGGCTTGCCAAAGCTGCTTGATTACTTCCAAAACAAAGCCGACCAAGCCCATGAGCTTGAGCTTGCGAGGATGCAGTCAGAGCGTGAACTTGCGCTTGCCAAGGAAGGCTACCTTGCTCAACAACGCGTGGAAGAAATACGTACCGATCAGATAGCCATGCAGACTGACGCTCAAATGACAGTTGCGGCGCTGGATCATGACAAGCAGATCATTGAGAAATCCAGCAAGTGGGTAGTGAATTACATCGGCACGGTACGTCCTAACGTCACGTACCTGTTGATCCTAGAACTCATTGCCATTAACGCCGTACTTGCCTATTACGTCTGGCAGCATCCACACCTTGTACAAAACATTGATGATTTGATCCGGGTGAGTACGATCATTTTTTCTGATGATGAAATGGCGATGCTTGGCGGCATTGTTGGGTACTGGTTCGGTTCTAGAAGTTGGAACAAGAAGTGAAAACGGGTCAGGCTGGCATTGATTTGATGCACAGGTTTGAGGGCAAGAGTCTTAAACCTTATTTATGCCCAGCCCACATTTGGACCATTGGTTACGGCCATGTTCTGTATCAAGATCAGATCAAATTACCGGCGTTGAGGAAAGATGGTTATACCGGCATCCTTCGCAAGGACTACCCACTCGCAGCCCAAGATAATCGTACTTGGACGCAGGAGGAGATTGATCGCCTTTTTGAGGATGATCTCGTCCGTTTTGAACGCAGTGTTCTTAGAATGTCTCCTAATCTTGCTGGCCGTCAGTCAAGCTTCGACGCTGTGGTCAGTTTTGCGTTCAACGCTGGACCTGGGCGTTATCAGAGTTCTACGATAAGAATCAAGAACAACCGCGCCGACTATGAAGGCGCAGCGGAAGCGTTTATGATGTGGACTATGGGCGGCGGCAAGGTATTGCCAGGGTTGGTTCGCCGTCGCAAAGCCGAACGCGCCTTGTACTTACGGGGTGATTGATGCCTTTACGCAAACTTCTTTTCAAAAGCGGAGTTAACCGCGAAAACACAAGATACACCAACGAAGGTGGTTGGTATGTCTCTGAGAAAGTGCGTTTCCGTCAAGGAACCCCAGAAAAGATTGGTGGGTGGATCAGATATTCAGCCAATCAATTTAACGGCGTGTGCCGTAATCTTTGGAACTGGGTTACTAACGGTGGCGCTAATTTATTAGGTATAGGCACAAACACTAAATACTATGTTGAAAATAACGGTACCTTGTATGACATCACACCTGCTGGTTTAGCGGCAGGTGCAGCGGTTACTACTGCTGCAAATGGTTGGGGTACTGGTCCTTGGAACACGGGCACATGGGGGTTTAGTAACGGCTCCTATATTAATTTACGTGTTTGGAGTTCGATGAATTGGGGGGAAGATCTTATTATTAATCCCCGTGGTGGCGCTGTTTATTATTGGGATTACAGCGTAGGATTTGGTTCACCCGCCGTCAATATCACATCTTTATCGGGGTCTTCAAACGCACCAACGCAGGCTAATTACGTTTACGTATCGGACATCTCACGCTTTTTACTTGTGTTTGGTTGTGATGATGTTGCTGGTGGAATTAGTTATTTAGACCCCATGCTTATCCGTTGGGCGGATCAGGAAAGTTTGACGGATTGGACCCCTGCTATTACTAACCAAGCAGGTAGCTTACGCTTATCACACGGCTCCGAAATTGTTACTGCGGTGCAGTCACGTCAGGAGATATTCACACTCACCGATTCCGCTGCGTACTCTATCCAATATTTAGGCCCACCCCTTGTGTGGGGCGCTCAGCTACTGGGCGACAACATTTCCATCATGAGTCCAAATTCAATTATTGTGGCTTCGGGTGTGGTGTATTGGATGGGTGTTGACAAGTTTTATGCCTACGACGGTCGGGTGCAAACACTACCCTGCGATTTGCGGCGGTATGTATTTAGTGACATAAGCCTTGTACAAAGTTTGCAGGTTTTTGCAGGTACCAACGAAGGTTTTAATGAAGTCTGGTGGTTTTACTGTTCCGAGAACAGCACTACGGTAGATCGTTATGTCGTGTTCAACTATCTTGAAAAAGTTTGGTACTACGGCACGATGGCACGTACAGCTTGGTTAGACTCAGGGCTTCGTGATTACCCTCAGTCAGCGGACTATAACAACCGTATACTGAACCAAGAGTATGGTGTTGATGATCAGGCTGGAGACACCCCTGCCGCTATTGACGCCTATATTGAATCGGCGGAATTTGATTTGGACGATGGCGATCACTTTATGTACGTCTACCGTACAGTGCCAGATTTAACATTTTCTGGTTCAACAGATGGCTCGGACCCTGAAGTCACGTTTAGCATTTACCCCAAGCGCAGTTCTGGTTCTCCTGCGGGTACCCCTGCGTCTGATTCAGTTGTCGCTGCCGATTACCCAGTGGATGAATACACATCGCAGATCTACACACGGTTCCGTGCGCGTCAGGCGTATCTCAAAATAAGGTCTAACAAGCTTGGGACCACATGGCAGCTTGGTGCACCACGACTTGATATGAAGGTGGATGGACGTGCCACCGGCGCGGGGTCTTCGGCATGACGTATGTTGTTACTACCGACTACAATATTGAGCGCCTTCCTCCGCCCAACTTACCCCTCGCACCCCTGCAATACGACTCCCGGTATCAGGAAGGGTTTAACAACGTTCTGCGTCTGTACTTTAACCGGCTAGACAACTTTTTGGCCCAGCTTATGACATCAACATCATCATTGCCGGTAACCTTTCCGGGGACGTATTTTGATGCGTTTGGTAGGCAGCGTGTTAGCCAACCCTATACGTTGTTTGACAGCCAAAACAGATACGCAGCGGATAACCAATTCAGCGAGTCCACGGTTAATGGGGCATCGATAACTTTCAGCGCAGACGAAGCTGCTGTATTGCTATCTGCTGATACCACATCAGGATCAACCGCAGTCAGACAGTCTTACAGGTCTTTTCCTTACCAGCCTGGGAAAGGATTATTGGTTCTTCAAACCTTTGTCATGGCCGCAGCGCAGACAAACCTCCGCCAGCGTGTTGGGTACTTTAATACGCAAAACGGCGTGTTCTTCCAAAAGACAGCATCAACCAACGCTTTTGTACTTCGCTCTTACGTAACAGGTACAGCATCGGATGCTAGGACGGTTAATCAAGCCGATTGGAATGGCGATAAGCTAGACGGCACCGGGGCATCGGGTTTTACCTTGGACACCACCAAGGCTCAGATTCTTTGGATGGATTTTGAGTGGCTAGGTGTTGGATCAGTGCGGTGCGGGTTCATCATCAACGGTCAATATATTGTTTGCCATACGTTTAATAATGCAAACGAGATCTCCAACGTCTACATGACCACGGCGATTCTGCCTGTACGTTACGAGATTGAAGCGACTGCTGCGCTGTCTACTGGCGCAACCATGAAACAGATTTGCTGCTCTGTTGTATCCGAAGGCGGGTTTGAGCAGACATCAATTGACCATGTGGCTCGTCGCACCACATCGTTTGCAAATATTGATACGGCAGCTTTTTATCCCATCGTATCCATCCGATTGGCATCTGGCAGAACAGGGGCGGTTGTGCTTCCTAATAGGGTGCAGTTCTTGCCGTTAACCAGCCAGAACTATGAGATTGCTTTGTTGAAGAATCCCACGCTAACCGGAGCGACATGGGCGTCCACGGTTTCTTCTGACACAAACGTAGAGTTTGATGTTGCTGCTACGGCTATCTCTTCAACGGGAACCATAGTCCAGACTGACTACATTACTTCTACGGGTAGCGGAGGCACGGCCAATACGGCGGTCGAGACAGGGTATAACTGGGATCTACAGCTTGGTGCAACGCTTGCTGGTGTTAGTGATATTTATACGCTAGGCGTGAGAACAGTATCCGGTGCGACTAAGGGTGATGGCGTTGGTTCCATTTCTTTTTATGATTTAACACAATAAAATACCATCGTGGCTACCACCCTTACACCCGCCCAGCAAGCCGCACTTGCCAAGTTGCAACAATTCCAGCAACAGCAGGGGTTGGAGAATTACATCGCCCAACGTGCTAAACAATACGGTACAACTCCAAAGGGTGCTGTTTCAGAAACAGGCTGGACTGCTGGAGAAACGTTTACTAATCCGTTTGCTGGGTTAACAAAGGATTTTGGGACAAAGTCCGTACCTCGCTACGGCACTGAAGAAGAAGGTGGCAACATTGTAGGGCAGGAAGAAGTATCAAGAACTGCAAGCGATCTTCTTCAAAGCACATTTGGTGAACAGCTAGGGCACAAGTCCACGTTTACCAAAGCTTATAAGAAGGACGATAAAGGCAACCCCGTTGAAGTCGATGTTAACTCCCTCACACCTGAAGAAATTAATTCAGGCAATGTCGTGCTTTATCTGGGCGGCAAAACAGGGGGTACTGAGCGCGAGCGCATGGCGCAAGCCTACATCCCCAAGGGTGACAAACTTGTTCCAGTAGGTGACCCGACGTATTACAAAGGCGAGCACCCTGACGCTAGGAATGTAGCTACGGCGTTAAAAATTGGGTCAATTCTCACACTGCCTTTTGGTGGTATTGGCGGGTTGTTGGGTGGCGCCACTTCTACCGTAGCTTCTGGGCTTGCATCACTTGTACCTCAATCACTTGCTAACGTCGGCGCTAACGCACTTGTTTCTGGCGTAGTGCAAGGTGGCTTGTCTAAGGCTATGGGCGGTGATTTTAGTAAAGGCTTTAAGTCTGGTGCGGTATCCGGCGCTGTTGGGTCTGGGCTTAACACCTATGCTGGTGATATGTTTAAAGGTCTTGGTGAGTTAGCTACCCCTGCTAAATCAATTGCCACATCCGGTATTACGGCTGCACTGACAGGCCAGAAGTTTGACCCAAGTACAGCAGTGAAGAACGCTGCGCTTAATTATGGTTTAGGTAAGGCGGGTCAAGCTGCGGGTATCGATCCCAAACAGCAAGCTGCCTTTATGAAGTTTGCCAATTTTGCAATGCCAATGATTGCGGCGCGGCGTAAGCCCGGAGGTTGAGATGAGTGCAGAAGATATTCAGTTTAATTTAGACAATCCTCCTGTTGGGTCGGTTGATTTTGATTTCAGCAGTGATTTAGATTTTTCTAATTTTTCAACACCGTACTCTTCCGGGTTTAGTGATTGGTTATTTAACTTATCTGATGTAGATCAACAGCAGTTATTAGAAGCTTTTGCGCAATCCGATCCTGAATCCTATAAAGCTTTAGGTTCTCCTTTAACTGGAGCGGATCTTGCAGTTGCGTTGGGTGAGGGACGTCCTGTAGGAGAAACTTCTGGAGAAGGTGGATTTACAGCGTCTACAACAGATCAAGCCGCAGCAATGGATACAGCAGGTAAAAACGCTGTGGGGGCTGGGATAAATCTTGGAAGTAAGAGTCCTACTGGACTTGCCGCGCTTAAAAAACAAATTGCCGACGCATTGGGTGTTAAAGAAGATACGCTTGGTGATATGGCAAAGTACGCTGCCATGCTAGGGGTTGCAAAACTTGCTAAGGATGATGCTGAAAGAGCAAGGAAAGAAGCTAGGGGTGCGGCATTTAAATCCAGCGCACCTGCAACCGCTACACGCACGGCGTACAAAGGCACGCAATACGCTGCGGCAGGGGGCTTGGCTTCTTTGGCTGGAGGTGGTAAAACCGACTTACCCCCACGCTATTTAAACGGGCATACTGATGGGATGGCAGATAATGTCCCCGCGCATATTGATCGTAAGCGCCCCGCTGCACTCTCAGACGGTGAATTCGTGATCCCAGCAGACGTTGTCAGTCATTTAGGAAACGGCAACTCTAACGCTGGTGCTAAACGTCTTTATGAAATGATGGATCGTATTCGCTCTGCGCGTACTGGTAACTCCAAACAGGGCAAACAGATTAACCCCAACAGATTTTTGCCGAGGTAATTATGGCTAGAGCTAATGACAGACGCGCCATTGAGGGCGATCCCATTGAAAATATTGTTGCTGATATTAGAGATGTTATAGCCAGTGATGCTCCTGTAGAAGAAAAGATTCAGGTGCTTCAAGATCTTGGGTTAAGCCCATCCACCATCAGTACAGCGCTTGATGTTCCTGTACAGCAAGTTGCTGAAATCGTTGATACTGGTGCAGCCAATGTTGGTGGGGTAGGGCTTGCAGATATTAGTACCGATGCACTTGCTGAAGCGGCAAGGCGTCTTAATGCTCAAGATTCAGTTACTCCCGGCATTTCTGTAACTGGGAACCCAATTACCCGTAGTAATTACGAAGGTGCTATCACTTCTGTATTTCGCCAAGACTTAAAGCGCGATCCCACACCAGAAGAACTTGCTTCTTTTACAGACAGATACATGTCTGGCGAGTCGTTGGATGATTTGCGTGGAGCGATTCGCGGTAATTATGAGGGTGCTGTAACTTCTGTATTTCGCCAAGCTTTAAAACGCGACCCCACACCAGAAGAACTTACCTCCTTCACAAACAGATATATGTCTGGCGAGTCACTGGATGACTTGCGTGGATTGATTGGGAATATTGGGCGAGTTGCTGGTGCTGAAGATACGTTGGCTGGCGGTGGTCAAGACACGTTAGCTGGTAGTGGTTTGGCAGGGCTACTTGGTACTACTGGGAAAAGCGGTGATACGCGCCTTGCTGGTGAAGATACGTTAGCTGGTGAAGATACGTTAGCTGCTGGGGGTAATGACACTATAGCTGACGGGGGAGATTTTCGTTACGAGATTAATGATTTTGTTGGCGACGATAACGATATAAGAATGAGCACTAACGACGCTACCGCTGAGCAGATCAAACAGTTGTATAGGGATATATTGGGTCGTGAAGCTGATGAGGGAGGTCTCAAGTATTTTGACGAAACCGGTGAAGGAATCGACGAAATCAGTAAAGCCCTTAGATCTTCCAAAGAGTATGGTGATACTCGTGATGCTTCAGCGGATCAGATCAAGCAGTTGTATAAAGATGTTTTAGGTCGTGAAGCTGATGAGGCTGGACTTAAGTATTGGGACGAGACCGGCTTAGGGTTGGATAAACTTCGTGAGGAGTTTGGTAAATATAAGACTGATGATGCTTCTGCTGATCAGATCAAGCAGTTGTATAAAGATTTATTTGGACGTGATCCTGACGAAGCAGGGCTCAAGTACTGGGATGAAACCGGCGCTGGTTTAAATGACATTCGTAGAGAACTTGCATCTTCCGCAGAGGGTAAGAAGTTAGGCGTTCAAGATCTATCCACAATATCCTACGCAAAGCCAGAGGATAAAACGTATTACGAAAGCTTTGATGTAAATAAAGATAACTACATCAGCCCTGCTGAACGTGCTGCGTTTGAAAAAGCTCAGGGTTTAACTGGTGGAACGACTGGTGGAACGACTGGTGGAACGACTGGTGGAACGACTGGTGAAACAGTAATGCGTGGGGACCGCGTGGGTAAGGGTGTTGCTGTTACTGGTGAAAACTCAGGCTTACGCGATCCTTATGTTGATTATGTTCAGCGTATGCTAGAGCGTGCTTCGGCTGAAGCTGATGTTGGGTTTCAAGATTACACAAAAACTCCCGAACTTATTACACAAGCAACATCTGGGCTTAAAAACCTTGTAACTCCCGGACAATTTACGGCGGGGTCTAACCTTGCTCAAGCTGCTGGTCTGGGTGCGCTTATGTATGGCAACTACCAACCAACGCAGTACGCTACGGGGACATTCTCTAACCCCTTCGTGCGCCAGAGCTATGAGGATCAACGACAAGAAGTTATCCAAGATCTTTATCAAAACGTGCTTGGGCGTGCTCCTGAGAGGGGCGGGGTTGAATACTGGCGAGATACGGACAAGACTCCAACGGGTCAATTGTCCCAGCAGTTTTTAACTTCTCCTGAAGCACAGCAACGTCTTGCAGGAATGGGCTATACCTACCAAACTCCGGGCAAAGCAGAAGGTGGTACCGTTGGTTATCAAGCAGGGGGCGATGTAAACGTAGGCACTGATTCTTCCCAGCAGTCGCCTTATACCAACATGAACTACGGTATGAGTAACTTGCAGCCTATGGTTTATGGTGGGCAGAATGTGACCAATGTGCAGGCTTCCTATATGGACCCGTACATGCAAAACGTCACCAATATTGCTAAGCGCGAAGCGCAACGTGCCTCGGATATTGCAGGTCAACGAGAAGCTGCACAAGCTGTATCTCAAGGTGCTTTTGGTGGCTCACGCTATGGGTTGGTTGAAGCAGAACGTCAGCGCAACTTGGGCCAACAACTCTCGGATCTTGACATCAAAGGGTTACAGCAGGCGTATCAAACCGGTATGGGGCAGTTCAACACCGAGCAAGAACGTGCGTTAAAAGCCCAACAACTTGGTGAACAGTCTCGGCAGTTTGGCGCTGATCTTGGACTTAGAGGGCTTCAAACTTCTATCCAAGCAGGGTCTGCGCTTGGTAATCTCGGTGCCCAACAAAGTGCTGCGGATCTTGCAAGGCTCAGGCAGCAGTACGATACGGGTGCCGCAGAGCGGTCATTTGACTATAACGAGTTTTTGCGTAGTGAAAAGTATCCGTACGAGAATCTCACATTCATGAAAAATATGCTGCAAGGGCTACCTATCCAAGCATCATCAACAGGTATTAGCCCCACAACGGAAGCAATAATGTCTGCACTTGGCTTGGGTAGTTTGCTTAAAGTTGGAGGTTAGTCGTGGCGCAAATTCCTTTCTCCCCTCCACAAGTTCAGGCTGCGCTGCAAAACCCTACGCGCTTCCCTGACCAAAAGCTACAGCAATACGCTAGAGGTCAGCAGCCTACGGGACAGGTCAGCCCTATGATGGCGCAGCAGGAAATGGCGACTCGCAACCAAGAGCGTCAAGCCTTTCAACGTCAGCAAGCTATGCAGAACAATCCTGAAAATAGCCCGACTGTGTTCCAGCAAAAAGATATGCAGTTGCAGCAAGCTATGCAGGCACTGCAACAGAAAGAACAACAGCTTGGTCTAGCGGGGGCCATGCTTGCCAAAAAGCAGCAAGATCTTGCTGCGCGGGAACAAGGGATCGCCGCACTGCCTGTTAACCCTAATATGTTCACCGCTATGGATGGCGGTATTGTGTTCAGGGGTGGCGGCAGGGTTGAAGGGTACGCAAGCGATGGATTGGTGCAAAACCGCAGCATTCTTACCAATGAAGGGCTTGTAGCAGACTTTAAGCGTCTCTTTAATTACTTGGGCGTTCCTTGGACTTCGTTTGAAGAAGGCATGGCGCGAACTAAAGAGGGGCAGGAAGCACTGCGTAAACGTGTTGAAAGTTTTAGTGAAGTTCCATTAACTGGGTCCAGAGCAGAAGCTCCCTCTACGGCGCCACGAGAAGAACCCGCAAAGGCAAAAAGCACTTCGCCTGCATCTGGACAACGCGCTCAAACAACCACAACGTCCACCGCAGATTACGGCACGCGCTACATGCGCATGATGGCACCCTATCGCGGAGAATCTGAAGAGCAGCAGGGGCTCGCGTCAAACATTCAGTCAAGTATTCAGCGTGAGATTGCGGCAATAAATAACTCACAGCTTTCTGAAAAAGATAAAGCAGACGCTCGTAAGAAAGTTATTGACGAGATGACCGCTGAATATGGTGAATATACAAAAGGACGTGAAGCCCGTCGTGGAGATATTGCAGAGTCGCTAAGAGGTAAACCTGCCGATATATGGCAGGGAATTGCTGCTGGGTTGCCCACTGAAACTCGCGGGGTGCGTTTGGCTGGGCTGATGGCTGGACTTGCTAAGGGTGTTGCAGGTGAGCGCGGTCGTGCGGATGAACGTGAGCGTGAAGCCAGAATGTTCTTGGCAAAAGCCGCTGAAGAAGACGCTCGTGCAGATCTTGCAGAACGTCGAGGCCAGCGTAAAGAAGCAGATGCCGCAGAACTTCGGGCACAACAGCTTCGTAATGAAGCCGCAGATCGTATGTCTAGGGTCGAGCGTACTGGGCGTGAAGGTATTGCTGCGTTGCTGTCTCGTGCCGATAAACGCGCTGAAGATGAAACACGTATGGCAGGTAAGGCCGCAGAACTTACGCTTGGCTTTGAAATGGAGCTTGCCAAACTGCGTGAACAAGCTAGACTGCGTCCTCAAGATGCCACGACACTTGCGCTTAACTGGCTTGCTGGCGGCACCCCTGAACAGAAGAAAGCAGCGGAAATGTTTGTTAACCGTGGTGCGTCTGGACGGGGCGAAATGTCTGAAGGTCAAATTGCCAAAGCCATGCAGGAGTTCAATGATCCTCTTAAAGGACCAGAGTTGCGCAAACAGTATGGTAGTGTTGAAAACTATCTTGCGGCGATTCGCGCAACACGTGCAGGTATTGGGCAAAGCGGTGCAGGAAGTAGTGGCGAAGTTGTTTACGACACCAGCGGCAGGCGAGTTCAATGAGCTATAGCATCCAGTTACCAGACGGACGTAGAGCACAATTTCCTGATTCCATCCCTCTTGAGGAAGCACAGCGTTTAGTTCGCCGTGACTTTCCAGATTTGTTTCCGCAACAGGGTGGCGTATCTGGGGCTGTTAAAAAAGGCGCTGAGTCGCTTGTATCTAGCGGACTTGCGGGACTTACTGGTTTTATTGACCCTGAACGTGCGGCGCGTGAGGCACGTGCGCGAGAAGAAAGCATTTCTCAACGGTATAAAGATGAAGTAGGGCTTGATCTTTTAAAAGAAAAATACCAAAAAGAAGGCTTGTTTGCCGCAGGTAAAGAACTGGCACGGCAAGTACCTATTGCTGTGGCCGAGCAGCTACCCCAAATCGGTGTGTCGTTAGGTGGCGCACGATTGGGCGCAATGGCGGGGGCTCCTCTTGGTCCCGTAGGTGCTGTCGTGGGTGGTGCTGCGGGTGCAATAGCACCTTCGTTTCTTCAGCAGTTTGGGTCTAATCTATCTCGACAAGCGGCTGAAGGCAAAACAATTGACGCTGCATCAGCGGCTGCATCAGCATCGGTCCAAGCAGGTCTTGAAACTGCCACAGGTGCTTTTGTTCTTGGCAAGCAGATGGTCGGTAAGATTCTTGGACGTCCTGCTGAGAAAGCACTCGATAGCGCCGCAGGTCGTGCGCTCGCTGAACAAAGTTTAAAACGCACCCTAGCTACAGGTGCAGCGCGTGCTACAGCCGTTGAGGTACCCACTGAAGTTACGCAGTCCATGCTTGAGCGTTTACAAGCAGGGTTACCGCTACTGTCCGATGACGCGTTAAAAGAGTACGGTGATACAGCGTATCAAACTGCACTTAGCGCTCCTGTTTTTGGTGGGGCTGCACGAGTAGGCGAACGTGGCGCGGCACGTGCGCAAGCTGAAGAAGAGAATCGCGCAGCCGCAGCCCAACGTGCCCAACAAGAAGCTGCTATTGCAGAGCAACAACGCGCAGCAGAGGAAGAACGTAAACGTAGTCCTGAATACATGCAGCAGTTGAACCAAGAACAGGTGCAGCTCAAAGATGAGATGCGGCAGATTGGCGAGCTGCTGAAAGATAAGACGCTTGACCCAACACAGAAGTTGGAAGCGCAAGATCGCCGTAAAGATATTGGCAAGCGCCTCAAAGAAATTAACGATG